TTCCTGTGCGGCAAGAATCGCATCAGAGTCAAAAGACTCCTGTGCTACCTTGTACTCACGGCGTGCTTTGTCCAACTCCGCTTCGGCAGCGGTTTTAGCCATCTGCGTGTACTGTTCGGAACCCTCGCTATAAGATTGGCGCAGCTTTTTGTTTTCATCCAACAGGCGTTGTGCAAGAGTCTCGAGTTCTTGTTTTTCCCGCAAAGTAGCTTCTTTGGCTCTGCGTTCGTCGTGACGAGCGTGTGTTAACTCCTTAATACGCTTTTGCGCACCTTGGGTGTACTGCTCAATCTCTTCGTCCGTAGGGTCTTCAACCTCCCTGTCCAATGGTCTACGACCACGGTCTTGTTCGGGGGTGTCGTCGATGATCGAGACTTCAACATCTTCGTCGTCAGGAGTAACGATCTCAATGTCTACTGTTTTATCCTCAATCTCGTCAGGGAACCTAAATTGTTCTCCAGCCATATCTGCTCCTTTAAGCGCGGGTTACACCGCGAGGGTCTTGCACAACACATTCCACCATGTCATCGTTGATGACGCGGAACTCTTTTCCAAATATCTTGAATCGCGTACCGGAGTACGTACGTACTAAGACGAAGTCACCTTCTTTGCACCACGCGCCCGAGGGGAACTTGGTTTTATCTTTGTACGCGTCTGACCCTACACGCATGACAAACAACACCGTAGTGGCGTGTTCTTCTTGGCGCAAAGTCATTGCATCTCGAACTAAGTCGAGTGAGGTTCCCGCTAACTTCTCGTCCACGGGAGGGACGATGCACAGGATTTTGTAGCCTGTCGGGATGGGTAATGCAGAGGCTTTTGCTTCCTCTGAGTCGGGAGCATCCAATTGTTGGATGGAGGGGGGCAGGAGTGTTTCACTCATCTGATTCGTCAACTTTCTTTGCAAGGTCGAGTAGATAACCCTCTGCGATGGCTAGACCATGAATCACCCCACAGAGTTTTTGATATTGGTCGAACGTCTGGCAAGAACCTGCGGCTAGGTCATCTGCGTAGTTGTTCATATCGGTACGTATTTTTTCGCGCAATACGCGTGCGAAGTCTTCGATCATTTGTTAGGGTTTTCCTTTAGTTGGTTGCGTGCTAACTCAGCACGGATGGCAGCTTGCTCACGCTGGTGTTCTAGGTTCTGACGATGGACCTGTTGTTTGTGCGTCAGATTTTGACCGTGTTGTTGCGCTGCCATAACAGACCTAGCCTGCATAGCCGCGAGTTCTTGTTGCGAACGCATAGCGGTAACCTGTGGATCTTCGCCTTGAGATGCCCTATTTCTGTCCGCTTTGTCGGCGGCGTCGATCATGAGTTTCTTTTCTTCCAACTTAAGTTTGTCCGCTTGGGCGGCGGCATCGACCATAAGTTTTTTCTGTTTAATAGCCAACTCGCCTTGTTTAATCTGCAACTCTTGCTGTTGCATCTGTATCACAGGGTCTTGCGCTTGTTGCTGGGCTTGCTGTTGTGCAGCTTGTCCTTGGTTTTGCTGAAGCACTTGCTGGGCGGCTTGCGCCATCATGCCCGACAAAGCCACCTCAATCTCTGGCGGTAACTTCTCGTCTTCTGGAGGCAACGGCATACCCAACTGTTGTTCAATCTTTTGGCGGTAGCCATAGCCAACATGTTCTGCAACGTGCGCCATCATGGCGGCTTGTAACTGTGGCGCACGCGGGTTTTGTCCAACCAACTGCATGATGATGGGGTCCTGCATTGCAGACATGTGCACCTTAATATGTGACTCGTGGTCTTGGTACATGAATGCTTTAACCGGCTCACCTTTAAGAACCGCCATGTTCTCTGACACAGGGTCTTTTGGTTTTTGGTCGTCTGGCAACGGAATCAGTTTGTCTGGGTTTTTAATGCCCAGAACTTCAAGCATCCTGCGGTGTAGTTGCGGCAAGTCGTAGATGTCTGGAGCCATCTGCGCCATCTGAATGACCGCTTGGTATTGGACGACACGCTGGGACATCGTGGCCGCATTTGGGTCGCTCACAGGAATAATGTCTACGTTCTCGTAGTCCTCATGGCGGGCAGAACGGCTACCTTTTTCGGGGTCAAAGTTGTATTCTGGTTCTGCGTTGTCACGGATGATGACTGACAACAACCCCAACTCTTGCTTGAATGAATAGTGCAGACGGGCTTGTACCGCCGTCATCACCTTTAGCTGGCGCTCCAAGAGAGCAAGTGTTGTACCCACAGGCGCTTGAGCAGACATATCGGACACGTTCATGTCCGCAGTAGCCGCAAAGCGACGCCCTTCTTCTACGATCTTGTCAAGCAGTGCAGCCAGAACTGCACTTGGTTCTTTGTACGGCAGAGGGAGAATGTTCTCCCGCAGTGCGCCTGAGCCAATGTCTACGTCGCGGAATTCACCGGGGGCGATTGGGGTGTCATCTCCTTTGATTCGCAGACCACGCGATTTAAGTCCTCCGGGGAGGTTCGATAAAGTGCCAGCGTCAACCAACTGGCGCATGATGCTCGTTGCTGATTTAGCAAATCCACCGATGAGATGGAAGAGTCCGAAGCCGTAGGCTCCAAAGCCGGGGATGTACTGGTAGTGGACGAAGTGCTGGCGCTTGAGTCTGTACTCATCATCTTCCTTCCAGTTGCGGCGTATTGACAGGATATCGTTTGAGCCTTTTATTAGGGTAACTACGTATGGTAATGCTATGCCGGTTTCTTCGCCGTCATCATCTTTATCCTCAAACCCTTCTAAATCCAAGTCCACATGGCACTCATATAGCACATAACGCTCGTCGTTTAAGTCAGAAAACCCTGTCTCTTTGTCTTTAGCTTTCTTGATGTCGTCTTGCGACGCCTTCATTGGGTCTGGCAACTCGATGTCGCGGTAGAACCCCGCCTGTTGTAATTTAAGAATCTCGTTCTTTGTCTTACGCATGACGTGCGTCACGCGATAACAAGTGTCCATGTCCGTTGCACCATATGGCAAGATGATGTCTTCTGCTGGCACAAACATAGATACTTGACGCCCGATGTTGGGGTCTTCGTACACCTTCTTAAACGCGGAACCCGTAGCAGGCAGACTCCACAACATACGTTCTTGTTCTGGACGGAACTCCTTCATGACCTCAGTCAACTGGTAGTTCATGTCTTCCTCGACACGCTGCGCAGCTTCTTTCTTTTGCGGAGTTTCTTTACCAATAATTTTTGTACGCACGGGTCCCTGCGCTGGGAACATCTCCGTGATTGTCTCGCTCTGGAAGCGTACCACGGCTTCTGTGATCATTGGGTGGAACACGCCTGATGCGCCATTCCACGGCTCCGTTCTCTCCTCGTATTGAAGGCCAAGTAACTTGAGACCCTGCGTATATGCTTTCTCCCAGTCCTTGCGTGAGTTCTTGTCGTTCTCAATATCTTCAACCAAATCACCAACAAACGACTCCATTGCGCTATCGTCCATGTCTTCAGCTAAGTTGGCATTGAAGTCTTCGCCGTCGTCTTCACCGGGTTTGATGCTGATGTCTAAATCACCGGCATGGATGTTGACTTCTTCTGGATCAACAATCTCAATCTCAAACTCGTCCGGTTGTTCCTGCGCCAAGTCATCAATCCCTTGGGGTTGTTGGTACAGCGCTTTGTCGATATTGGTTGCCATGTTGGTCCTCAGTAGTAAGCGTGCTGCCTACGTTTAAAAATTATTGGTTCGTCTTTCTCATCGCTGTCGAGCGATATGAACCCGCCTTGTCTGAACCGCATCAGTGCTTGGGACGTAGTATCTACGAAGTCATCGTGCTCGCCTACTGGGAACGACGCAACTTCTTCGATCACCTCACGCGCCCAACGTGTATCTGGCGCCCACACCATGCCTGACGCAAAAAGGTCTGCAATCGCATTCAATCGTACCATCTTGTCATTGCCACGGCTAGGGTTTGTCTCCCACGCAGGTATGCCCATCGCCCGAAACTCTTGTATTAGTGGCGCGCCAGCAGATTTCTTCTCCACAATGAACGCATCAGGCTCCCACTCCTTGTAGTGTTTGAGCGCAACAGCCTTTAACTCTGGGAATGTCATCCTGTCTTTAAACGCATCGAGCAAAATAATCTGTGCTCGGCTACCTTCTTCTTCGTTATAGAACACACCCCATGTTGTGCAAGCCGAGTAATCCGAATTCGTTTTGACTTCGTGAGCAGTATCCCAAGACTGGATGACGTAATCACAGGTTGGAGGGTCTTCTGACTCCCAAATTCTCCACATTTTGCGAGAAATGACCGCACTGTTGTCCGAAGTGGGCTGCTGCATGTACTGCGCGTTCCAATACCTTGGGTCAATACTGGCCTTGGTAGCCTTTAGGGCTGGAAGTGCCCACTGCTCAGGCCACAATGACTTCTCGTTGTCCGTACCCTCGTTCAATATGGCCGGCAACTCCACAATTTCCCACGGAACAGACTCAGGATTCTTCGTTTGGTAGTCCAGCAGGCGTCCCGTGAGGTCTAGAAGAGACCAACGGGTCATGATGACGATGATCGCACCCCCCGGCATCAGACGTTGCAAGGGTCCCGTTTGAAACCAAGACCATGCCGTGTCAAACGCTAGACGGGAGTTTACTTTAACGTCTTGTTCCGAATGCGGGTCATCAATAACGAATAAGTCAGCGCCGCGCCCAGCAAGCGCTCCGCCGACACCTGCCGCGTAGTACTGTCCACCGGCAGACGTAGACCACTTTCCGGCGGCTTTCTGGTCGTCAGCCACATGCGTTGAGGGGAAGATTTCACGATACTCCTCCGTGTCGATCAAGTTACGAACTCTGCGTCCAAAGTCTTCAGACAAACCTGCGGTGTGCGTACCCATGATGATCTTCTTATGGGGGTACTTACCTAAAAAGTATGCTGGGAACAGGTAACTGGAGAACTCCGACTTACCCATACGCGGTGCGATGTTGATAATTACACGCTTTTTATTGCCTGCAATTACATCCTCAAAGATTTTGGCTAGCTTCTTGTGCTGTGGTCCCACCTTAAAGCCCGGATACACATGCTTGGCAAAGTCTAATATATGGCCTCTGGCACCATACAGGGATGCCCGACGCTCACGCTCATCTAGCATATCCATCAACTCGATCTTCTCCTGCACCGACATCTTGGGCAAGGCTAGTTGAAGCGCTTTGGCTTCAGACTGCGTCAGGTTTAGGCTGCTGAAGTTCATCTTCTGTGCTTATGTCGGTTTTGTCGGGTGCGATTTCGGTTACGTCTTCAACGTCCACAACCCCCATAAACTTGTTTAGCTTTTCTTTAATCTTCTTGTCGATGTCTGAGTCCGACATGTCGGCCTTCTTGATCTCCACCCGTTCGGTGAACAAGGCAACTTCCGTGATCCGTCCCAGCATGTCTAGTGCTTTGAGCCGTACTCTGGCGTCTGGATGATTTGTCTCCTCCAGAATTTTTGCTACCGCCATACCGCGCAAGTGCTTGGCTTGTTCTACAAACTCCCAGTCGTATGCCGCCAGCATGGCAACCAGATGGCGTACTGCCTCTGGGGTCTTTATCTGGGTGAGTTGGTGTTTCGTTTCCGCAACAGGGGTGTTGGTGGAGAGCGCAGTAAATACTTTTTGCGCTGCCTTGGCGTTGGCTTCCTTGAGCGCTTTGTCATCGTCATCGACTCCCAGCTTCTCTAGCCACGCGGTTGTGTTGACTTGGGCATTCAGTATTTCTTGTGGCGACGATTTCTCCAAAGGCGGGGATGCCCTTGGCTTGTGCTCCATAACTGGAGGTTCAAAATCTACTAAGTGTTCGAGCATTTATCCCTAAAGGTTTGCGGGTTGCGTTCCCGATGGGTGTGAGTGTATACTAACTTCTGGTAAGTGTGCAAGCAGTTGTCAAGTCTTCGTGCACATTTGCTTCTCCTGATGGGATAACCATCCTTAGCCCCCTGTGGAAACACCGGGGGCTTTTTTTATGCTGTGTTGTCTAGAGTTAGACAAAGGATGGTTGGATTTTTTATAAAATTTGTGGGGGTAGTGATTAAGTATTACAGAAAATGAGATTGTGGTTACGAAACACTGTTCATAGGACGACGCAGTTCAGCCACTGTATAGGGTTGATGGGGGTAGGGTGGGTTCGACCAAAACGGACTTTCTCAAATTTATTTTCCCCTACCAATGTCAAACTGAAGGTGTTGGCTCAGAGAGGAGTCAGCAACTTCCGCCACACATCGTGGTTAACAACGGGGACAGATGTCCCCATTCTCTAGGAGATAGTTATGTCAGTTCAAAAGAATGTCAACGACATCAAAGCAGGTTCAGCATTAGTCGAACGCGGTTATGCGGGCATCAAGCAACACATTGGTCGCCGTCGTAATCGTGACGCGATTCGTGTTGAGTTACTGCCCTTCTTTGGTAAGTCGTATGGTGTTGCAATGGTTGCGGGCGAGGGCAAAGCCGAGGGCACTAAGGTGCTCGATAGCAGTGCTCCCGCATACGAAGCCTGTCGCAAGGCATTGTCACGCACGCTCGACGCTGTGCTTGGTGGTGTCCGCACAACAGCATCAGCCAAGCCAGAGTTCACACGCAAGCAACTCACAGAAGCCAAACGCTTCTTATCTTTATTCAAGAGTCTTGCTCTCGCCAAGCAAGCCTTAGAGCAACTCTAAGATTAATCACAACGGGGACAGATGTCCCTGTTCTTCCAAGCGGTGCAGGCGCGAGCCTTCGCCGCTGTTCTTTTCTTTGTCTACTCAGGAGATTCATCATGCTATATCACTACATTCGTCTCGTCACACTTCA